AGCGTATCTTCTGTCTGCTTGTATTCTGATCTCAATTCCTCAAGTGCTGCTATCTCAACATCAATCTCGTCAACTGTTTTAACGTTAAAAAATCTCGCAGTTGCTTGTGAAAGTTTTATTATTTGTTCGGCAGTCTTTTGAATAACAGGAGCAAGTTCAAGCACCGCGCTGGTAAGCTGCGTTTTAATAACCATTGCCATTGTGTCAAGTTTGTCTCCAGCTTCGTCAGCGCTCTCAATCAATCCGCTCTCGATTACAAGCCCTAAGTCTCGCGCTTCTTTTCTTAGGTTCGCGTATTCATCGGCAACGATTGCCATTCGTGCGCCGGACTTTCCAAAAGCAGCAGCGGCGAGAGAGGAACGTTCGTTTACGTCGGCAACATCTTTCATGGATTCAAAAATTATGTTTAATGCATCGTCTGCCGATTTCGCACTTTGAACCTGAGAAAGCAAGGCTTTGTCGTTTTTAGAAAGGTAGGTGTATAACGATCCCGATCCGTTTCTAAGCTCTCCGATACTTTTGCCGAACTTCTGCAGGTTCGCGTCGGTTTCTTCTGCAGACACGCCAAACATGCTTGTAGCGTGCCGCAGCTCCTGCAGGGTGTCAGTAGTAACCCCGGCGGTTGCGGCAACGTCCTTAATAGCCCCGGCTGCGTCAAGGCTGTTTTTTACAAATGACTTCATTGCTCCGAAAGCGATAAAGCCAGCAGCCCAACCAGCGAGCGACTTTAAAGACGATCCTATTGCCCCTGTTATTTCTTGTTGATGTTTACTTATGGCGGCAGCGTTCTTTTTGGATGCACGTTCGGCCTTGTCGAGAGGGCCGGTGAATCCGCCGATGCGGGCGATTAGATCCAAAGTTAACGTGCCAAGGTTCGATCCCATTTATACCGCTTTTCTCCAATCGTCAAGTGTCGGTTCCGGTTCGTCTAAATGAGGGGCAAAGTCGTAAATCGTAAACGGTGCCGACCCCTCTTTTCTGTACCTATTTGCAAACATCTGAACTATCATAGCCAAATCGTGTTCAACCCTTAATCCGACGTTTAATGACCCGCGCCTGTTCCGGTACTTGGCCCAACGGATGAATTCTTCATAGCTTATGTTGCGCTGCGCTTCCTCGATTGTCCTGCCGCCAATCCCGCACAAAACAAGCTCGTGCCATATTTCGTCAATCTCCGTTAGGCCGTCACTTCCCCCGATATTGAATTTACCTCGGCGATTGCACCAAGTAGGGCAATGGTAAGGTTATGATCAAGTGGCCCGCGCTCTTCCGACGATTCCCCGGTAATATCATCAACGGAAAAAACCGGTTTTCCGTCTTTGTCACAAATGCATGCCGCAATTCTTCCGGCGATCACATCCTTACCGAATTGCTTAACATCTGAAACGGCGCTCTTATACGACAGCTTGCGGACATACGCCGTTGCCGACAGGTCTTTCCCGTCCTGCTTCCATTTGATTTCTTTCTCTACAGGACAGCCGGTAAACGCACCAGCGGCCTGAAGAGAATTGATGTTCAGTTCCATTCGATCTCCTTACGTGCTCTTTTCGTCCAAAGCCGCCGGGCCAGACTTCCGAATTGTTATCGTTGACTTTACAACGCTGTTGACAGAGAAATCGAACGGAAAATCTTTTACGAATCCGTCGAACCTATACCACGTCCTGCTTGTAGGAAGATCCCACAGGCTCGAATCATTCGTTGCCGCAGCAGTTCCATCCGACCAACCTGCCGCCCATTTCAGTACCGTTCCGGCAAGGAAAAGGGCAAATAATCGAATGTGACTTGCGTTTGTCGGATCTGCATTAATTTCAATACTTGCATCGGTCGGAGACCTCAATCCGGCAACATACTCTTTGTCGGTGCTGGTGAGCGACGTAATGTCAATTTCGTCGGACGGTGCTCCGCCGGGGTTAAACGTGGTTACGCCAGTAACCTCGACAATGGAATCATCGTCAGGATCGATGAAATAGACTTGGGTTCCCTGAGTCTTCTTTGCCATAATGTTGCTCCTTATCTGGCTGTTAAAAAATCAACGTCAAAAGAGTACCGGAAATTTCCGGTTGTTTGATCTTTACTTTCTCCGCGCCAAGAAACGATATGCGCGTGTGGTTCAAGCGCGTCGCGCAAAGCCTCTGCCCCGCTTCTTGCTGTTGACGCTACCTTAGAATATACGTCAACTTGGACTAAAAAGGAATCTATATCAGGAACGTTGCCTAAATAATTATCAGGTGAACCGCCAACGGTTTGCCATACAGCATACGGAAGCTGGGTTTTTTCGTCGGCAGAACCAAACGGAAGCACTCGCACCGGGTTGGTTCCGAACACGGATTGAACGGTTCCGTCTGCTGCCACGATTGAGAATAAAGGCGGGTACATTACACTGTCACCTTTTGCGCTTTTTTAATTGCACGGTCGATTGATTTTTTGTACTGTCCGATAAATTCACCCGTTGCCGTCGAAACGTTGCTTTCGAGCGCTTGCCTCATAAACGGGTCGGCTGGCATTTTTTCGGTTCCAAACTCCAACAGTCTCCAATGTGGGGTCGGGGCGTTCGCAGAAACATCGCCGCCATCCTTTAAAAGCGATCCGTGCTTTACGCCAACGCGGAACATTAAATCACCACTTTTTTTAAACGTTCTATTGCTAAAACGTACTGCGATATTTGCCGAAATACTTCTTCCAGTTTTCGGATCGTTAACCCTTTCGGCCCCTTGCTTTGCTGCCTTGGCAACAACGTTCGCCGCTTTTCTTAAGGCAAATCTGCCACCTTTATATTTTACGTCGTTTGTTATCGATGCAAACTTGCCCAACAATTCATCGATTCCTTGCAGTCCGAATTGATTACTCATCGATCACCTCTGCAAGCATCAGCGTCAAATATTCAAGCCCTGATTCCTTGTCAGGTAACGGAGGTCCGACAATTTCATAATCAACACTGTTTTTTCTTACTCTGAAATTAGGTAAAATTCCGCTTCTGTATCTGATCACCGAACGAACCGATATATTGTTTTGTATGCTTGCCGAAGCTATAAAATCTTTTACCGAGAGCGGTTCCCACGATCCCCAAACGGTTGCCAGTGTAGACCATACCGTTTCCATCTCGCCGGTATTTGAATCCTGTTCGCTATCCGGCTGCAAGATAATTATTCGGTGTCTTAATTTTCCAGCATCAAGCATTTTTTAACTTCAACTTTCTTGCGTTTCGTTGCTGGTCAATTAGTTGCCGTATCGCTTCTTTTTTAGTCGTCTTTCTTACAACAACAGCGCTTCCATCGTGCGTCATATCGCAGTGCGGTTGGTATTCGACATAGGGCGCTTCCCTGACGTTTCGATCAATGGTATTTAGCGTAAGATCAAGCTTCCAAACGATAAAAGAAAACGGTATCTGGTCGTTGAACTGTTCGAACTCGATTAGTTGATTCCACCATTCTTCCATTGCCGAAACAATCACGGGGTTATTATGGTATCTGAAAAGCATACCGCATTCCCATAATCCGAAACCATGCGGCATACACAAGGCATTGTACGCGTCGAGCTGCGGTTGCACCTCTTCGAAGCTTGCCTTACCGATCTTTTTGATAAACTCGCCCTCATCGTAAAGACATCCTCTGCGCGGGTGCTTGTGCAGTGCAATCGGCCTGTCTTTCAAAAAATCAAAGGCTGTTTCGACAATGTTTTCTTTCGGGCACATATTTCCGTCAATCCAGATCGATAGTTCATGATCTGGAAAATATTCGTGAGGTAATATTTTCGGGTGCTTTGCTGTTATCCCGTTGGCACCGAAAACAAATTCAAAAGGTAGAATATCCCACACTGATGATTTTATCGGCTGGTCGGTGAAACACACGTAATCAACGCCGGGAATCGGAACGGGGTCTTTTAAGCAGTCCCGGCCCGAACCCGATATTGCCGTGTATATAACTATTTTATTCAAGATTGACCTTGTGCCATTTAAAATTAAGAAACAAATCGGAACGCTTTGTGCATCCTGCAATTTTTTTATTTCTCACAACATCCCTGCCCAAAGAATGATGGTGGTATTTTTTTCTTACGCTTATCAATCCATCAATTTCAGTAAAAAACCCTCCGCTATGACTATGCCGAAGTGTATAATTTTTATCTTCGCTTCCATAGTGTCCTGAAAACTGTTCATCAAATCCGCCAAGATCAGAAAACCTTTTCCTGCTGGTGCAAAATATTCCAGGAGAGCCGACCTTGCCACGCATAAAAATGATATGCTCGTTGTCCTTTATTTTATAATCGACAAGGAACTTTATTTTTTCTTCAGAGATGCTATGATC